CTACATGATGGTCTATGACCGGACTATCCGGTTCATGCATGGCGACGCGATCCATTTCGGTGGTGTCAACGGGCCGTTCACGTACCTCAACCGCCGGATCTACCAGTGGGACCTGGGTCGACGGGCAGACTTCAACGTCCTCGGGCACCTCCACAACTACATCGTCGGCGGTCGCAAGTGGCTCATCAATGGGGCGCTCGTCGGGCACAACAGTTACGCCATCTCGATCGGGGGTGACTTCCAGCCACCGATCCAGGCCTTTTTCTTGTGGGACAAGAAGCGGGGCTTGACCGTGAATATTCCCATCTTGGTGGACGGATGAGGTCGAACCATGGGCGAGGTCATCAAATTTGGAACCCAAAAGCGCAAGCGTGCTTCTAAGCCACGCTTCAAGCAGCGTGACATCGTTGTCCTTCGCGGGGGTTCCTGCCCGATGACGGTCGACACAGTCACATCCAAAGGAGTCCTTTGCCTCTGGCACAACTGCGCGGACGATCCCGTCATGGTCGTTTACGACGCGGGGGTGCTGGAGCCTGTCACCGAAGAGTGCGCGTCGAAGTTGCTTGAGTCTGAGCCGCCTACTCCTACCAGGCGACCGAGTCGAGCGGCGCAGAAGAAGGTTCGTAGGCGCAGGTGAACGTCGTTCCTTCCTGGGCCGGCCTGGCGAGCGACGCGAGGCCAATCAAGATCAAGTTCCGTGGAGAGAAGGTCCTTCGGGCGCAGAGGCCTTCAGCCGCCGTAGCTTCTGCTTACGAAGATCGCCTGAAGCAGGCGATCGAGGCGATGGAGCGCAGTGTTCTCTGGTGGATCAGGGCTTACTACAGGGCCAATCCTCCGGCGACCATGGCTTTCGACGACGTCAGCGTGAGTGTTCTCAGGAAGGCCGTCCAGGCGCTCCGCAGACGATGGCTGAGGGCCTTCGACGCGATGTCGGAGAAGTTAGCCCGCTACTTCGCAAAGGGCGCTCAGGACCGCGCGGACGGCGACCTGAAGCGTATCTTGCGTGAGGCAGGCTTCACGGTTGAGTGGACGATGACACCTGCCATGCGCGATGTCGTCGGGGCCATCGTGGCCGAGAACGTCGCCCTGATCAAGTCGATCCCCCGTGAGCAGCTTGACAGGGTCGAGGGCGCCGTGATGAGGAGCGTGCAGCAGGGTCGTGACCTCAAGATGCTCTACGACGAGCTGCGCGAGGGCTTCGGCGTCAGCAAGAAGCGCGCTAGGCTCATCAGCCGCGACCAGAACAACAAGGCGACGAGCTTGCTTCAGCGAGCGCGATTCGTCGAGAGTGGGATACGAGAGTGCATCTGGATGCACTCTCACGCCGGCAAGACGCCGCGGCCTAGTCACGTGAAGGCGGGTCGAGACAAGGTCAGGTTCGATCCGGCCGTCGGCTGGTACGACCCTCACGAGAAGAAGCACATTTGGCCGGGGGTGCTAATTAATTGTCGATGTACGTGTAAGCCGGTCATTAAGGGGTTCTCTGCGAGATGAGGCATCAACGTAGGACCTCTCAGCGAGAGCGTTTCGACCGGTTCATGGTGTTCCTGGGGTTCGTCGTCATCCTTCTGTGGGCACTGATGACCTTTGTTGCTCACGCCTGTGCGCACGACGTCGGTTGTAACGGCCGTCTCGTGCCCCTCAAAGTCAAGGAGGGGTGCTGCGGCCTGGCCGACGCGGCCTTCCTAGACAGCAGCGAGGTCAAGCGAGAGGATAACGTCTGGTACGCCCTGCTCGACGGTTCCTGGCACGCGCTGATCAGGTTCAATGAGCCCATCGAGTTGCAACCGTCAGACGACGGCTGCTGGTGGGTCTGGTATAGGCGCAAGAACGCCGAGAATTTCTACGAGGACCACAACGGTGTGGGGTCTGACTATGCCTTCTACTGCTTCCAGGGACCTCTGACCTTCTGATGACTGATACCTCCTTACTAGCTTTTGAAGACCCAAACCATCCTGGCAATCGCATCCGACCCCGCATCAAATGTATCGGGTGCGGTAAGAAGGGCTGTGTAACAGCTTGGGGGCCGTGGTGCTTCGACTGCAATGTTTGGCGAATACGCCGCATTAACAGCTTTATCACATCCGAACTAAATAGGATGACGCGTGTCGACTGATGGCTGACATCCTGAGGAGCCACGGCACGCTCCAGTTCTTTGCCTACGAGCATCTGCCGCCTGACCTTCGCGAGGTCAGCAAGCCGTTCGGGGAGCTGGCGATGTTCATCGATAAGAACTTACCAATCAACTCCCAGAAGTGGGCTGCTCTTCAGAAGCTCCTTGAGGCGAAGGACTGTGCCGTGCGAGCGAAGTTGTTCAAGGCGTGACGACCGAGATTGAGAAGCTGCCCCTCTTCCAGGTCACCTACGGCACGGGGACTGACGAGGACTTCTACCTGCCAGTCAGCTTCACGCTGGCTGACGGCCTCACGCCGGTCCCGGTCACGGGCCTGACGTTCAACTGCAATCTCGGCTACGCTGGCAGCTTGGCGTCGCTGACGAGCGTTCCCCTCGGGGGCATTACGTTCACGAGTTCGTCCTCGATCCTGGTCCTCGTTCCGGCTGCAAGGGGACCGACCCTCTGGTCATCCCAACTACCGGGCCCCGGCGCCTACGTGATGACCATGACGGCCACTGACGGCGTCAACACACGTGACGTGTTCCAGTCGTCATCCTATCAGCTCGGGGCGCCTCAGCCGCCGAGTATTCTGATCGTGAGCGCAGCCAGCGCACTGTGAAATAGAAGGACCACTAGCTCATGACCATTGGTTTCTCACCGGACTCTCCCTTCAACATCCTCGCTGAGGCTACTAACCTCCCTGCGCCTGCCACCCTCGACGGCAGCGAGGTCTACATGGCCTACAAGGCCAACAACTCGACGGGCCCGTCAGGCAATCGCTACGTCCAGGTGTCGGGTGCTAAGATCGCCGCTCAGGCGGGTGGCGCCGGCAAGCCAGCAGCCGTCTACAACGCGCTCACCAACACGACCAGCGGATCGCTCTCGAACGCTCAGACGCAGCCTGGTGGCGCTACGTTCGTAGTCGCCGAGATGACGGGTACGACGGCGGGTGATACGACACTCACGCTACCCGTGCTCGCCACTCTCGTCACCGCGCTCGGCTCCAGCTTCGTCGCCGGCATGTCCTGGGTGCTGCGTGTCAAGAACACCAACGGCGCCGCCCACAATTGGACGCTCACTACAGCCTCCGGGTGGGGCACGCTCCACGGCACGCTCGCGGTCCCCCAGAACCAGTGGATTGACTTCGTGTTGACGCTCACGAGCGCTACTGCCGGCACAGTCCAGGCCGTTGGTGGTGGGACTGTCGCCTAATCCTTCGTGTGGCAACTGAAAGAACCGACATGCCTCTCAAGTCAGGGTCGTCTCGATCGGCGATCAGCTCGAATATCAGGACCGAGATGCACGCTGGCAAGCCTCAGAAGCAGGCGATCGCGATCGCGATGAGTAAGGCTGGTAAGTCGCGTGGCGCCAAGGACGGCCTCTTCGCTCCTGAGGCCTATGAGACCGGCATTAAGGCCGGTGTGAGGAGCAGTGCTTCGACTGCTAATCCCCACATGAAGGGTTCGCGTGAGCACAGCGACTGGGAGAAGGGTCGCGCCGTCGGTCATCGACCGGCGCCGAAGCCTCTAGTCAAGGCAAAGGACGACGTGAGCGGCATGGTGACGCAGCCGAGCGCCGCGTCGCCGCCGCCCGCGATGAGCGGGAGCACGAATGACAGGAAGAAGCGCGATGCCTTCGACGGCCTCCGCGGTATGTATGCGAAGGCAGAGGCGCAGGCTCACCTTCAGCGAAGGCAACAGGATATCTCTAGCAAGCCGAAGACGGCGCAAGACTTCGTCATGGGCGCGCTGAGGCCCGCGAAGACCAGCGCCACCGACGGCGCTAAGGCTCTCGACTGCTGGGGTCATATGAAGGGTCTCCTCGGTCAGGGGCAGGACGCCGTAATCGGTCGCGGTCAGAAGATCTATCGTAGGCCTAACGAGGGGCCGGCCGAGGATGCCGATTCGGGCAACGCCTTACAGGCTTACTTGGAGGCTAAGACCGGCCGTCCCGTACAGGTTCAGCGGGCAGTGAGGCGTCTCCCGCCTCCTAAGAAGACCCCCGCTAAGGACGCGGCGATCGGACCCGTAAAGTCGATCAAGCGCGGCAACACAACGGTGAGCTACCATGCGCCCGTTGGCCATCAGTTGAGACTCGAAAGCGGCAAGCGCCCGATGTCCCCTGTGCGTCCCATGGTGAAGCCGAGGGCCTGAATGAAATATTCTCAGGCGAGCGACAGTGGGCTGGCGCTTGATCTCAGAAGCGTACGCACGATGGACGGAGACGGCCACATGCACGTGGCCGTCAGCAACATCAGCAAGGCGACGGTCAACCCCTATCTGGGGAAGGAGATCCCTCGCTGGCAGGAGCTGGGGCTCGACCCGAACAAGATTTACAGGCTACTGCGGGCGCCCGACGAGATTAAGGCAGGGGCCCAGAGTTTCGCCGGCAAGCCGCTGCTCATTGTCCACAAGCCGCTCAACGCGGAGGACCATCCCTATCAGAAGGTGGTCGGCGCGGTCGGAACGGACGTCAAGTTTGACGGGACCTATCTCAAGGCTCCCCTCACGATATGGCCGCAGGACGCGACGGATTTAGTCCAGAGCGGGAAGCAGCGAGAGCTGAGCTGCGGCTACAAATACGACGCAGACATGACCCCCGGAACGTGGCGGGGCCAGAATTATGACGGCGTCATGCGTAACATCCGCGGCAACCACGTCGCGATAGTGACCGAGGGGCGAGCCGGCCCTGACGTCGTCATAGGAGATTCGAAGGAGATCGTGAATATGAAGATCAAGATGTCGCCAAAGGCGAGGATTGCCTTGAGTGAAGTCAACAAGTTCCTCGGCCCCCTCTTGGCGCAGGATGCGAAAGTGGACCTCACGCCTGGCTTCCGTGGCCTCACGGCCTGGAACTTCAAGGCCAAGGCTCCCTTGCTCGCGCAGTATGTCGCCGAGAGCATCAAGGGTAAGCTGCTGACCGGTGTGGCGATGGCGCAGGACGCCACGCCCGAGGGCCTGCACGTGCTCCTGGAGGCCCTCAGCATGGCTGGCCCAGGTGAGGAGGAGGCCAATCTGCTCGGCAAGGCCGAAGCAGGCGACCCAGCTCTCGGGGCTGCTGAGCAAGGTGAGGGAGGCCCTGGTGCAGAGCCGCGCCTCGACGCCGATCCCGGCCTGGAGGGCATGGGAGGAGGCGAGGAAGGCATGGAGGGCGAAATGCCCCCCGGTATCGAGGGCATCAAGACTTACCTCCAGCAGTGTCTTTCTCCTGAGCAGTACGCGAAGCTCGAAGAGATGCTTAAGGGTCTCGGTGACGGGGAGGAAGAGATGGTCCCCGGTTCCGAGAACGAAGGCGACCCCAACGGGGGCGAGACCGAGTACGGAGACGGTGAAGAGGACGGGCAGGACGCCCCTCCTCCGTTCAAAGGCATGCCCAGAGTGGGCGGAAAGGATAAGCGTATGCATGGCATGGACGCGGCGGCCGTCAGAGACGTCGTTAGCGTGGCGGTCTCAGAGGAGCGCCAGCGCCAGAAAGCACTCAGGGACGCCGAGAGGGACGTCAAGCCTTATGTGGGCGAGATCATTGGCTGTGACTCGGCCGGCGACGTCTACAGGCGCGCTCTCTCGATCAAGGGTGTGGAGGTCGAGGACCTCCGGGATGCGCCTGTCAAGACGCTCCGAGCCATGCTGCATCGAGAGAAGCTCCCCGGCCGGATCATCCCGCCGAGCGACGCCGCGATCGCGCAGGACGCGGCGCGCGCCAAGAGCCACGCCGAGCGCTTTCCGTCTGCATCCCGCATCGGTCGAGCCTGAGGGCGAGCCGGAACGAGACTTGAAACAATCTTCCACCACTTTTTGAAGGACAACAAACCATGACTGGAGGCATCCAGACCACGGTCGGTGGCCGTCAGGCTCCCGCCAAACCGGGTGACTGGGCGAGCAACAACCCCGGCCACTCCTACGTCGCGGGGCCCGGTGGCCTCGTGGCCGGCAGCTCCGGCGTCACCGTCGCAAACTTCGCCTGGGTCTCGTTCCAGGGGATCGACTACGACGACGCGCCGACCATCGTCAACAGCTTCGGCGCAGGCACGCCTGCCGGCTTCGTCCACAACCAGCAGCAGGCGCTGATCACGACCTACCTGGCTGACTCGACCTTGATCATCCCGCAGGGCTTCGGCGTCACGCTGATGACCGACGGTGACTTTTGGGTTTCGAACAGCGGCTCAAGCTATGTCACTCCCGGCATGCAGGCCTTCGCTACACTCTCCAGCGGCGCGGTTACGTTCGCGGCGCCAGGCACCAGTGTGGCGACGGCGAGCGGCTCTTCCAGCTCGATCGCGCCCAGCACCAGTTCCGTAACGGGCTCGGTCGTCGGCAACATCCTCACGGTCACCGTGGTCGGTAGTGGCACGCTCTACCCTGGCACGACGATCAGTGGCACGAACGTCACGACTGGCTCCATGATCATGAGCCAGCTGAGCGGCACGACAGGTGGTGTCGGCACGTACGCTCTCAACATCGGCGACATGGCCGTCGCCGCTGGCACGACCATCAGTGGCACCTACGGCACGCTGACCGTTGGCGGCACGGTGGTCAGCGGCTTCCAGGTTGGTAGCTTGCTCGCGGGCACGAACGTCGTCGCGGGGACCTACATCACTGCGCTCATCTCGGGCTCGGGCGGTGCGGGCACCTACGTCGCAAACAACAACACGAGCGTCGGCAGCACCTCCATCACGGGCACGACGGCCGTTGCGACCGGCTGGTACGCCTGGAGCGGTGGGTCGGCAGGTGCGATGATCAAGATGGGGAGCGTGGGCGCGGTCAACGCCTGATCCCTAGAGCCTTAACCCCCAGGACAAACGCGGCGGGCGCGCGGCGCGAGCCGAGATAGAGAGAACAAACACTATGACCTTCCAGTTCAAGACTTTTGAGGAGGCCCGCAACGCCTATGCGATGGACCGGGCCATGAACGAGGACCTCGGCGTCAGCTTCGAGGGCTACTCGGGTCCCATCACCTACATCCCAGACTCGTGGCGTCACAACTACACTCTGGCGATGGACGAGCTGATCAGCGCTGCCAGGCTGATGGGCTTTGACACGAACGCGTCTCTCGTGACGGACCCCAACGCCGGCATCCCGGCGATGCTCACGACGATGATCGACCCACAGGTCTACACTATCCTCTTCGCTCCTGTGAAGATGGCGGAGATCCTTGGCGAGAAGCGCAAGGGCACGTGGCTCGACCAGACCGCGATCTTCCCGGTCGTCGAGCACGTGGGGGAGGTCGAGACTTACGGCGACGACAGTGAGGGCGGAAACTCGGGCGTCAACCTGAACTTTCCCCAGCGCCAGGCTTATAAGTTCCAGACCATTATCAGGTATGGTCAGGAGGAGTTGGAGCGCGCAGGTCTCGCTCGCATCAACTACGTGAGCGAGCTGAATGTGAGCGCGGCCAATTCCCTCAACCGCTACATGAACTACGTTTACGCGTACGGCGTGCAGGGTCTCCAGAACTACGGCGTCCTCAACGACCCGCACCTGCCGGCGGCTATTAGTCCGGCGACGAAGGCGGCCTTCCCGATCAGCGGAACGAACGCCTGGTTCTATAACAACGCTCTCAACGCGACGGCGAACGAGATCTTCAACGATATCCAGTCGATGTTCTATTCGCTGGTCGGTCAGTCAGCGGGCCTCGTAGATGAGCAGACCAAACTCATCCTCGCCCTGTCGCCCCAGAGCGAGACGGCGATGCTCGCCACCAACGAGTTCAACGTCAACGTGAAGGACATCCTCAAGAAGGCTCTCCCGAATCTTGAGTTTCGCACTGCGGTCCAGTACGGGGCGAAGACTACTGCCAACCCTGAGGGCATCGCGGCTGGAAACCTGGTCCAGATGATTGCCCCCGAGTTGGAGGGCATGGAGCAGGGTTACTGCTCGTTCAACGAGAAGCTCCGCAGCTTCCCGATCGTCCGCGGCCTCTCGAACTTTAAGCAGAAGCAGATGAGCGGCTCGTGGGGCGCTATCTGGCGTTCGACGATCGGCGTTGTGCAGATGATCGGCGTCTGAGGTCGGCGGGGGCCGTTCTCGGACGTCTGTTACCAATCGAGAGGGAAGAAAACTTATGGCAACGAAGGATATGGTGCTCGTCGGTTGTAATTTGCCGAACGGGTACGTGATGCAGTGCTACGCGCCGAGGACGGTTCAGCTTAAGGTCCTCGGCGGTGGTGTGAGGGACGAGGTGCAATATTTCCCAGACCCTACGTTGGCGCCTGTGAAGATCAATGGGCCAGCTGTTCCGTTTGGTGAGCGCCCTCGGTGGGACATCAAGAACGGCTACGGGTTTACCGAGGTCTCGCGAAAATTCTGGGAGAGGTGGGCGCCCTTCAACAAGGACATCCTCGCGAGCAAGGCGATCATTTGTGATGACACGATCGAGGGCGCTTTCGCGCGAGCGAAGGAATTCCACAAGGACTTCCCGAGCGGGCTCCAGCCCCTCAGGAAGAAGAAGGACCCGCGCGTCAAGATCACCCTCCTAAAGGAGATCCAACTGGTTGACGGGGAAGGCGACGAGGCCGTTTGATGACGACCTGGGGCACGGGCGTCCAGGCGGTCTTCAGCTACGATGCCTTCACGACCATGTTCCCCGAGTTCCTGGCAACGGTCTCGGAGCCGCAAGCCCTGGCCTACTGGAACATGGCGACGCTCTATCATCGCAACGACGGTGGAGGGCCAGTCACAACCGTGTCCGAGCAGGCGTCCCTCCTCAATATGCTCACGGCTCACATAGCAGCTCTCCTAGCGCCCGACGCCGAGGGCAACCCCGCAAGCCCGATTGTAGGAAGGCTTACGTCGTTCAGCGAGGGGAGTGCTGGAGGCGCTGCTGACTATCGCGGCACGCAGGCGGCTAGCTGGTACACGCAGACCAAGTACGGAACACTCTACTGGGAGGCTATGAGCGCCCAGCGAACGGCTTTCTACACGCCCGGTCGAAGACGGTTCTTTGGCTACGGTCAGCGTTTCCCGTTCGTACAACCGTGGTGAGAGCTAACCCATGAAAAAATTCTTATCTCTACTTAGACAACTCTGTTCTCTGGACAGTAAGAGTAACAGGCGTCCGGCTAAAAAGCCGCTAGATCACGGTATAGAACTGCTAGACCATACGTCTGCCTCCAGTGTGGCATCAGCTCGTCGCCTGGATGAGGCGTGGAAGCGCGGGCGCGGTGGCTGATGGCGTCAGGGAGCGCCTCGATGAGATCGCGCGCGGCCTGGCGAAGGCGCGCACGGTCCAGGTGGGTTTCTTAGAGGAGGCCCGCTATCCGAATGGCACGCAGGTAGCCGCTGTGGCCGCCTTCAACGAGTACGGGAGTGCCCCCAAGAGGCCGCCGAGGCCGTTCTTCCGCAAGATGCTACAGGACTACAGTGGCACGTGGGCGGAGGGCATCGCGCAGGCCCTCAAGGATAACAACTACGACGCGGCGGCTGCTCTCGATCTGGCGGGGGCCACGATCAAGGGCCAGCTGCAAGAGACGATCAACGAGTACGTCGGTCCTCCTCTGGCGCCGGCCACAGTTGCTAAGAAGGGCTTCACAAAGCAGCTCATCGACACGGCCACGATGATCAACTCGGTTGATTACAAGGTGAGACGCTGATGCCGCAGCTCTTCTTCAGGCCCACACCAGCGGTCGAGCTGGGCCTGGATGCTCTCAGGAAGCTCGATCGCATCATTGAATTACAGGAGAGAACCATGGCTGCCATCGACGACCTTAACAGCGCTGTCACGGCCATGACCAGCGCGGTAAACGCCGCTGTCACCGAGATCCAGGCTCTCGCAGCCAAGATCGGAAGCAATACGACCGATCCGCAGGTCGCCGCAGACGCACAGGCCATCAATGCTCTGGCAGCGCAGTTGCAGGCAGCCGTTTCAGCGGTTCCGGCTACTCCGGCAGCACCTGCCGCGTAAGTGAACGTCCACTCGATCGTCAACCGTTACGTCGGGACGATCAATCCCAACGTGCGGGTGACCCTCTATAGGAGCACAGGAGCGACGACGAACGCGGACTTCTCGCGGACGCCCAAGTTCGCAAACCCGCAGTTCGTATCGTCGCACGCGTGGGTCCAGTCACAGCCGGTCACCTACAGCGACATCCAGATGGTCGAGGGCCTGAACATTCAAGGAGACCGCCGCAAGGTCTGGCTCAATGGCCAGGTCGAGGGGCTCGTCCGGGGCCTTCAGGTGGGCGGTGACTTCGTCGTCTACCGCGACGGCACGAACTGGAAGATCGCCCTCGTGCTGGAGTCGTGGCCCGACTGGTGCAGCGCTATGCTGACGCTCCAGAGCACTAGGGCGCTGGCCTTTGTCTAGCTTCGCGCCAGCGCCGACGCAGTCACTCGTGCAGCAGGCCGTCGGCACTTTCCTCCAGACAGTGCTGCCGTCAGGCGTGGTGATTATCGAGGGACAGGACAGCTCGGTCCCTGAGCCGGTCGGCGTGAACTACGTCGTCATGACGCCTCTTGTGCGCAGCCGCCTCGTTACCAACCTCGACCTCTACGCGGACGTCGAGATGACCGCCAGCATAGCCGGGGGTGTCTTGACGGTCACGGCAGTGAGGTTCGGCGTGATCCTCGTGGCATCACAGCCGAAGGTGTGGGGTGTCAACGGCGACGTACCGGACGGCACGTTCATCCTGGAGCAGCTCACGGGCGCACCCGGTGGCATAGGCACGTACCAGCTCAACAGTTTTACGCTGTCAGCCAGCGGCGAGACGATGGCGTGCGGAAACATGTTCATGACGGACTGTGTTGACCTCACGATGCAGCTCGATGTCCACAGCAACAACGTGCGCGACGGATCGGACATCGCGTCGACGATCACTGCGGTTCTCCGCGACGGCGTCGCCGCTGACTTCTTCGACTATGACACCACTTACCAGGGGATTACGCCACTCTACGCTGATGAGGCGAGGCAGGTCCCGTTCCAGAACGCCGAGCAGAACTGGGAATCGCGCTGGGTGGTCGATGCTCACTTCCAAGTCAACGTGGTGCTGACGGTCCCGATGCAGTTCGCGACGGCGGCTCAGATTACCATTCACCCCGTCCAGTAGGAGAGACACAAAGCGATGACTATCCCGGCAAGCAGGATCGTCCAGGTCATCCCTGGCGTCGAGGGGGCGACGGGCAACCAGCTCGCCCTCAACGGGCTCATGTTAACGGAGAACTACCGCGCTCCTCTTGGTGAGGTGCTCATTTTCTCGGATGCGACTGACGTCGCGACGTTCTTCGGCTCCAACAGCACCGAGGCCGCTCAGGCGACCATCTACTTCAACGGCTTCACCGGCCGCACCCAGATCCCGACTGAGATGCTCGTCGCGCAGATCCCCCTAGGCGGTTCTTCAGCCTGGTTGCTGGGCGGGGACTTCGGCTCCTTGACGCTCTCCCAGGTCAAGGCCATCAACGGCACCCTCAGCGTCGTCGTAGACGGCTATACGTACACGGCCGGATCGCTGGACCTGTCGGCAGCCACTAGCTATTCGGCGGCTGCCGGCATCATCGCAACGGACCTCAACGCGGCGCTTCCGGCTGCGGCTCTCAGCGCTTCTACGGGCGGCACGATTGCCTCCCACACGGCGACCATCACGGGCTACATCTCAGGCAACGTGCTCACCGTCACCGCCACGACAGGGTCCATCCCGGTCGGTAGCATTCTCAGTGGCGGGGGCGTCACCGCGAGCACCGCGGTCGTCGCTCAGCTGACAGGTACGGCCCTCGGTGTCGGCACCTACGCAGTCAACATCGCGCAGAACGTCCCGACGTCGTCCTCGATCACAGGCACGTACGGCCTTCTCACGCTCGCCGGCAGCAACCAGTCCGGCACCTTCTCGGTCGGCCAGACGATCACGGGATCGGGTGTCGTAGCCAACAGTATGATCACTGCCCTCGGCACAGGCACAGGTGGCGCGGGCACCTACTACCTCAACTTGCCGTCGACAGTGTCGAGCCAGACGATCACGGCTACTGGTACGGCTGTCGTCGTCACCTACGACGCGATCAGCGGCGGATTGCTCATCACGTCGGGTGCGCAGGGGACGGCGTCGACGATCGCTTACGCTACGGGATCGACGGCGGGGGAGCTGTTCTTAACCGCGCAGACGGGTGCGACGATCAGCCAGGGAGCCACAGCACCGACACCTGCGGCCTTCATGAACTCCTTGATCCAGGAGAGCCAGAACTGGGCCTCCTTTTGGACTACGTTCGACCCTGACGATGGCGCCGTCAATGGCCCGGGCCAGAAGCTCGCCTTCGCCGCTTGGACCAACGGCCAGAACAACCGCTACGGATACCTCGGGTGGGACACGGACACGACGCCGACGACGAGCCCAAGCGCCACGACGTCGTTCGCTCATCAGGTGCTCGTCGTCTACGACTACTCGGGGACGATGTGCATCTACGACCCGAACAACGAGGGACTGGCGGCCTTCCAGGGTGGCTGCTGGGCGAGCGTGAACTTCGGGGCCTTCAACGGCCGGACCACGATGGCGTTCCGCAACCAGACAGGCCTGGTGGCCGGCGTCACGACGGATACCGCCTACACGAATCTTATGGCGAACGGCTACAACTTCTACGGCGCTTTCGCCACTGCGAACCAGAATTTCACCTTCCTCTACCCCGGTTCGATCAGCGGGCCGTTCTTGTGGGCGGATAGCTATCTCAACCAGATCTTTATGAACGCACAGTTCCAGGTGGACCTGATGGAGCTGCTCGTGCAGGCCAACAGCATTCCCTACAACGCTTTCGGCGGGGCCCTGATCGAGGGTGCGTGCCTCACGACGATTTACCAGATGGTCAACTTCGGGGCAATCCGCGTCGGTGTCCAGTTGTCCTCCCTAGAGATCGAGGAGGTCAACAGCCAGGCCGGCTATCCGATCGACCAGGTGCTCTTCGCTCAGGGCTGGTACTTCCAGGTCCAGCAGACGCAGCCGTCGGTCAGGCAGGCTCGCGGCTCGCCGCCGATCTTCTTCTGGTACGTCGATGGCCAGTCCGTCCAGATGATCACGCTCAACAGCATCCTGCTCCTCTGATCTGAGGAGGGTGCTCGCAACTCTAATCACGAGGTGAAGGAAAGATGGCAAGTGGTTCTCTGACGGCTGCCAACGCCGTCCTGCTGCTGGGGGTGACGAACCTCTATTCGGTGCCCCAGCAGATCCAGGGGTTTGCGGCCGATGATATCTACGATATCCCACAGATCAGGTCGACTGAGGTGGCGATGGGCGTCGACGGCACGCTGTCGGGCGGTTTTGTGTTCGTGCCGATCACGCAGTCGATCACCCTACAAGCCAACAGCCCAAGCAACGCGGTCTTCGAGGCCTGGTGGAACGCCCAGCAGGTTGCAGAGGACGTCTACCTCGGGTTCGGCTCGATCACGCTCACGAGTCTCGGGGAGAAGTTCCTCCAGAACCGCGGTTTCTTGACGGGCTACACGCCCGCCCCTCCCGCGAGGCGCATTCTACAGCCGCGCAGGTATGAGATCACATGGAACAGCATCCAGCCCAACCCGGCCGCAACGGCCGCGCTCGTGGCCGCGATCGGAGGCGTTTAACATCATCTTTCTCTAGCGTCTTGAGGGAGACGTCATGAGCCGCAAGTCGAAGGTAGTAACGATAGAAACGGAGGGCCGTGATCAGGGCAAGTCCTTCCGTATCCAGGAGATGCCGGCCATGTCCGCCGAGAGGTGGGCGATGAGGGCCTTCCACGCCGTCATGAAGGCCGGCGGCGAGGCCGAGGGCTATACGGCCGGAGGCGGGTGGGAGCAGCTCGCTATGGCCGGCTACGGGGTGTTTAGTCGGATTGACCCTGACACGGCACAGCCGCTGTGGGACGAGCTGCTCACGTGCGTGACGCGCGTCGAGGACGTCAACAGGCCCGAGGTGTTCCGGCCGCTGGTCGTGAGCGACATCGATGAGGTCTCGACAATCATCCAGCTGAAGCTGGAGGCCTTCAGCATCCACGCAAATTTTTCTACGGCCGGCGCAGGCCTGACGTCGACGCCGGCACAGATGACTTCGCGGGCGCCGTCATCGCCCAGTACGCCAACGTCCCAGCCAGCGTCGGGGCCGTCCTTTCATCGAAGCTCGCGACCTTCACCGAGGTCTCGGAAGGCCTCGGCGTAGAGGATCTCTATGACCTGCTTGAGATCGTGATGGTCGACACCACCAACCAGCGACGGATTACCGACGCCTACCGTCGTCAGCAGGAGCGTCGCTAGGTGGCCGCCTCCTTCCTTGACTCGATCATGGTCGAGCTGGGCCTCGACGTCCGCAAGTTCGACAGTGGCTCGAAGGAGGCCGTGCGCGCGACTGAGCGGACGCGTGACCAGGTCGAGAAGTCCAGCAAGGATATCTCGAAGGCCGTTGGTGAGGGCGTGGGCAACGCTTTCAAGACGGCCACGCGCCACGCTCTGGAGTTCCTGGCCGCCCTCGCGGGTGCTAGGTCAATCGAGCACTTTGTCGCGAGCGTAACCAATAGCGCCACGCAGCTCGGGATCATGTCTACGGCGCTCGGCATGTCTCCTCAGCGCCTCTCTGCCATCGCTATGGCAGTCCAGCAGGCGGGCGGCAACGCTGACCAGACCGTTCAGTCGTTGAAGAAGCTTCGCGACATGATGACGGGCGTGCAGATCAGTGGCGAGGCCCCTAACATCGAGTTGCAGCGCCTCAATGTCGACGTGCGCGGATCGACGTCGCCAGAGGATCTCCTCAACCGCACTGTCGACGCGATGGCGCGCAGCCCTCGCCACCTCTCCAAGAGCCAGCAGGTCAGCATCCTGACGTCGCTGGGCGTCGACTACCAGACGGCTACCTACTGGGTCAGCCGTGGCTCGGCAGGCGTACAGCGGGACGTCCAGTCAGCGGCACAGGACGCCGTGACGCCCGCGCAGGTCGCAGCAGCAACGGAGCTGACTAAGGCCTGGCAGGGCGCAGCCCAGGCCATACAGTCTGTCGGGCGTGAGATTGTACGTGTAGTCAGCCCTGCCCTCATGCGCCTTCTCGGTTACATCCGCAGGCTCATTGAGGACAACAAGGCGGTCATCGAGCAATGGACGTCCGACCGCATCAAGTCTGTGGTCGACTACCTGACGGACCCTGCGACGTGGAAAGAGGCCAAGGAGACGCTCCAGGGCTTCGCTGAACGCGTCAAGCAGGTCGCAGACGCCGTGGGTGGGTGGAAGGATCTGTCCCTCATCATCGTCGGCCTGTG